GTCACAGCATCGTCTGCTATCTTGGCAGTTCCCACACTCCCATCAGGAGGCTGGGTTGTTTGAAAAGCCTGATGATAGATTACATAAATGTCATCACTAGCCGAAACTGTATATCCTTGAAGGGTTACTGTTGTTCCGCTGGCCACATAACTGGAACCACTTTCCTGTCTAACATGATTAATAAAAAGCTGTATGTCATTTGCATTTGTAACTGGTGTCGATAACGTCAATGTACCACCAGTTGCACCGGTCAAATCCTGTTTCTGAAACGAGGTATAATTTACATCAGGTTTATTGCCAACATAGGCCATTTACACACTCCTTATGTCGAAATATCTTGAACATAGCTGGCTATCACATCTAAAGAATCAGCTGCACTTGATTGAACCCAAATCCGATCTCCATCAGCTCCAGACCCATTCTTTCCTAGCAAAACAATCTTGGAGTCATAGGCATAAGACGAACCAGATGGAATGGTCATATCCTTTACAATATAATACTCCTTATTATCCCCTGTTGGATCATCGTCAGCATCCGTAAGGTTATTTGTTATAAAGGCAGAAACAGTGATCGCATTGCTCGTTCTATTCGATAAATTTAACCCGATCAGCGTATGGTATCCTGTAGGAAAGTCCGTTCCATCAGGAATGTCCGTCACACTCGTTCCCACTTTTCTGAGCTTAATCTGTTTGAAATTCTGTGCCATTATAGTCTCCTCAACCTAAAGCCGTACTCATTGCAATCGCAAAACCAGGAGATGCAACACTACTCGCATCAACCGCCGCATCTACCCAAGCAGACCCATTGTAAACTTGAAGCCTCTGATTGCCCGATGTTGTGTTAAAAAATAGATCTCCTGTCGAAACAGTGCCTCCACTTGGAGGTGAAGTTCCAGAACCTTGCCAAACTTCTTGAAAAGAGGACAAACTATTGCCAGCACTCGCCGCAGAGTTCGCCGCTTGATTGGCATAATATTTTGCTGAAAACAACGTACCATCAACAGTATTACTGCCATCTACATAGCTTGCCCAATCCTTTGCTGAACCAGCACCAGCACTTCCTCGGCCTTGTGACCCAATAGCGTACTCTTTAGCACTCTTTTCCGTTCCGTCTACTGTTCCTGTGGTATAAGTTGCCCAAGATTTTGCATCCCCTTTACCAGCACTTTTCATGTTATATCCGCCAGATCCGCCAATCGCCCAGCTCTTAGCAGAATCGTCAGAAGTTCCTGTAACTAGGGAGTCTGTCTCAACGGCATAATTCTGAGCTGATGTGGCCGAATTTGCACTTGCAGTAGCAGAATTTGCACTATTCGTAGCTTGGGTACTTGCTCCTGTAATCGCCGAAATATTGGTCGCACAAGTGTTAATATTTGCGATATTCGTAGCATTTGTTCCAATATTACTAACAGCACCAGCAACAGTCGAAATATTATTCGTAGGACTGATCTGACCAGCAACCTGACCGAGCTGGGTATTAGAGCCAGCAACAGTATTAACATTGGCTATAGCACCAGCAACAGTACCCACATTCGCATTCGTAGCATAATATTTCGCCGAATATTCGCTTGTATTACCTACAGTACCGCCTGTCTTTGTCGCCCAATCCTTTGCTGATCCAGAGCCATTATCTACCCCTGTTCCACCAATTGACCATGCTTTCGAGGAATAATCGGTCGATTCCACAATTCCGTTGACTTTAGATGCCCAAGATTGTGCCTCGTTAGCAAAACCAGAAGCATTGGTTTGTGAACTGGCGGCAGACTCTTTCGCCGCTTGAGCAACTACTGAAGCTCCCCAGACAATAACATTCTCGTTTCCAGAGACAGATGGGGTCGAGGGTGCTGTAACGAAAGTCAAAGTTGTTCCTGATATAGAATAATCATCACCAGGATTACGCAATGCTCCGTTTACGAAAACCAATACCGATGTGTTGGAGGCATAGGTATAAGATAGAGTAAATGTTTTTAGGCTTCCTGTACCCTCGAACTTATCAACAGCGGAGGCTGTTGTTGCAATCGCCGCATTAGCCATTAAGAGCCACTTATTAGCGGCAAGGTCTGTAGCAAAAGCGGCGGCAGATGTATGAGCTGAAGTAGCTAGATAGGTCGCAGAGTTAAAATCGACCAAATCATTAACCGAATATGATGTAGATGTCGCCCAATCTCCTTTGGGAGTATAACCAGTGGCATTTATGAGAGCTAATGCTCCTGTGTCGAAAGCGTCTTTATGAACTGCATTGTTTTTTAATGCTCCGTCATCTCGCTGGACAAGGGCAATGTTTGTATTCAGATCATCAAGAGTAAGTTTAACAGCATTTAATTCGCTATCTACTTTAACTGCTGGCAAAGGATCGGACGGACTTGTAGTTTGAAAATCTGAAAAATTATACTGCCTCGTATAATCTCTAGGCTGTGCCATATAACTCCTCCAAATTAATTTGTTGATTGTATTATACATAGGTGAATCTCTTAATTCAACAAGGCCGACAAAAGATTCACTTTTCTGAAAAATTTATACGGAAGTCCTAAATCACACACCAGGAATTTGGTGGGATAGGCTAGGGGGTGGGGTCGGCATCGGGAGTATATATATCTTTAAAAAAAGGCCGAATAGTTCTTCTTGAACCATTCGATCCCCTTATTTTATAGAACTTCCTCGTCTTTTTGCGGAGTTGTCACATCTTTTGCGAGGTTTGATCGCTCTCCCTCCCACCTATCTATCAATGAACCTAGTTCGTCTGGCGTCATCTCCCCAAGGTTCTTACCATTCGCCAGCTCCTCCGAGTTCTTGCCCAGATCCCCAGCCAGCTCAAGAGCTGTACGAGCCGCAGAGACTCTGGCACTTGGGTTTGAGTCAGGATCTTGCATTACTTCCTTGAGGGTATTTGCCGCCAAGCTGGCAAGATCGGTTTGATAGGTGGTTTGTCTTAACAGCCGCAGAGCTGTTAAAACTGTAGGGTTTCTAGTCAATAAATATGCACTCTGTTTAGGATGAGCATATCCAGACAATCTAGCCGCTTCCGTTGGATTCTTGTTTTCCTTTACCAAGTAATTGCAGAACTCTTGTTGCTGTTCTGAGAGTGTTCTTTTCCGAGTTAAATTCATACTTCCGATCCTTCCGCATTAATTCCTTCTATATATATATGCAAAAAAAGTTTGACGAAACATCGGATTTCGTTCTAAATGGGTTTGTCGGTTTGGTTTGGTCGCCAAAATCGACACCAAAACTAATTAACTAAGGAGCAATAAAATGGATATAGGAGTAACATCATTACTAGTCGAGGGTTCACTACCTCCCGAAGCTAGTCACCCTTCTGAGGCTATCGTTGAGGTGTTTATTATTACCGCAGAGAATAAGCGAGGTAATAGATACGAGCTTGATGATTTCGGAACAAGGGATAAGGCTAAAGCCGATAGGCAATTAGCGAAAATCGAAGCTCATTTAGCTAAAGGCGGTAAGTTAAATCTGGATCATTGGTCAGAGCGAGAGCCAGTGTACGGATCTGATGCTTATTGCGAAGAGTATGGATTTTAATCATGGCTAGGCAATTCCCAATCTGGGTGGATATAAGATCATGCTTATATTCATCCAGCAAATCCTACGGAGTGAAAGATCATTCCGATCAGAATATCAAGGTCGGCACTTCCTCCAGAAATTCCCATGACTTTGGAACGATCAGATTATCCAGAAGAAATATTGATGGTGAAGATGTGTTCCAAATTGCTTGGGTTAATCGCAACGGCAAGCATAAGGTCGTTGATCGGGTAAAGGTCAAAGACAAGCAAAAGCTGGTAACTGTCCGATGATGGTCTTAGTCGCTTGTGAAACTTCTGGAACTGTCCGAGATGCCTTCAATAATCTCGGGCATGATGCTTGGAGCTGTGACGTTCTTCCGAGCGATCAGCCCAGCAACAAACATATCCAAGATGATATTCGGAATGTCTTGGGTTCATCTTGGGATATGCTTATTGTCTGTCACCCTCCTTGCACCAGATTATGCAACTCTGGAGTAAGATGGTTACACACACCGCCACCCAATAAAACTAAACAAGAAATGTGGGAAGAACTAGACGAGGGTTGTGATTTGTTTTCAACTCTCTGGAATGTCTCCCACATTCCAAGCGTCTGTGTCGAAAATCCTATCATGCACCGCTACGCAAAAGAGAGGATTAAGAATTTCAAACCAGCCGCACAAACAATCCAACCTTGGCATTTTGCTCAGTCTGTGGACGATCCAGACAACGTATCAAAAGCAACTTGCCTATGGTTGCGTAATCTCCCCAAGCTGGAGCGAACAGGAACGCTAGATGGCAAGACTGCAAGGCATGAATGTCATTCGGCTGCTCCCAGCAAAAACAGATGGAAAATCAGGAGTAAATTTTTTCCTTCTGTCGCTTCCGCAATGGCAGATCAATGGGGATCAATTCAAGATAAAGGAGCAACAATATGAACAAGAAAAATAAATGGGGTTTCGATCTCCATGTTTGCGTTATCTGTGGCGATAGTTTCCGAGGATTAGGAGCTAACCCATACCCAATCAAGGACAAAGGCCGATGCTGTTCTGAATGCGATAAGAAAGTCATCATGGTCAGAATTTTAAAAATGAAGGAGCAACAGAAATGAAAGATCTTTTAGAAAAAGCCTATTCAGAAGGACACAGAATAACTGTTGAGCCTTCCCCAGAACTTCAAGAACAACTGCTTTTTGGATCTCGAAAATATCAGGTTCTTGAAACACTCAACCAAACCTACAAAGGAAACGTCACTAAGATGACTAATAGCCTTTGTTTATCTGCTGGTGCTTACCTACGCTCCAGCCTTAAAAATTCCCGACTCAATAAAGAAGAAAAAGAACTCATTGATCGGGCATTACTCACAGTTAACCGAATAGCATTAATCAATGGAGGATTTGAAAATGAATAAGCAAGCAATCATTACTAAATTGCCAGATTGGGCAGATGATCCAATGAGCTGGACAACTGCTATGGAAATCATGGAGCGTGAAATTAATTGGCATATCCAATCTTATGGAAGTCCAGACACAGACGGAATAGCGAACCGCATAAATAATCTTAAAGAAGCGTGGAGGATAGTCAGCCGAGGATTTGCAGATTAAGGCGAAACGATCCCCAGATCTCTGGGGGTTGTCGGGTGAGTTTGGTCGCTCACTCCTGATGATGCCAGCCGCATTGAAAATAAAGGAGCAACAAAATGCTTAGAAAAAATGAACCCTCTGTGGGTCAAATCTTTAAGGAGGCACTCAAGTTCTATTTGAGATCTCCAGCCACTCTAGCAGGCGAAATTCTCGGAATATTGGGAATAGTCTTTTTATGCTGGTCAACTCTTATGATCGGTTATGCGATTGGAGGTGCGTAATGAATAAGAACCCACAATATGTATACACTCTAAAATTTAGAAGGGTGGACGATGAAGATAGTGTCGCTGTTTTCGGACACAAGCCCACCAAACGAGATGTTGCGGAATACCTAGCCTATAATCTGGATTTTGAATTGATTGATCTTTATAAGTTTAAGGATCATCATCGAGGTGATGGGATCACAGTAAAATTAGAATATAATTTTTTTGGTGACTCAACTGATCTGGAACTTGTCGCTGGATATGATAAGGAAGGTGAGGCTTGTTTCTACTGCGACATAGAGCAAACTTTCGTAAATAATAAAGTCCATTATGAGGATTTTTCTTGTGTGGCTTTTTTAGAAAACTGTGCCGCAGAAGTAATAGGGATCTTCAAAGGTGATGAGGACTATGACAAGGCAATCCCATTTATTGAGCAACTCGCAAAAATCGAAGGACGCATTTCAACAGAGTCTTGTTATTTAGAACCAGACGAAATCAAAGACTATATAGACAGCGATCCACATTTATGCGTTTACGATATTAATGGTTTTATCAGAACAATTAAGGCCGAGATCTTGGAGCGAGAATTTGAAAAATTAAAGGAGGAAAAAGATCAGCAAGCCGAAGATGATTATTGGGATAGTCACCCAATGGAAGCAATGAAAAGGAGGCAAGCCAATGACAGTTAATCAACTCTACACAGTCAGAGAGCATCGAGGCCGCCGCCGCATCTATCTTGAAGGTAAGCGGCTTTGGAATGCTAAGTTCTTTCGAGGATCTCTTTTTAATATTGCTAAGAGAATTCCCGACAATGCTCCTTACTTGTCATTGATCCGTCAACTTTCCGAGGAAGAAAAATGGGATGCCGCTCACAAAGATGGGTTTGCGGATATTCACATTTATGAGGGAATGAGAGACTATAAGGTATCTGGAAGGACTGATCCCAGCTATGAAGATGGGAACAAGCCTACGATCGATTTATCTGGCTCTGTGATACCTTTTCCAGTGGGAACAGAGATCGAAATTACTTACTCTGATTGGATCATTGAAATGACATATTCCGACAATCCTATCAATCTGGATATTCTTGATCGAGAGTGGGAGGCTAAAAATGGAAATTAGAATATTTCAATCAGGTCAAGGATTGCTTTCTATAAGCATAAACGGAAAACCAAGTCTTTGGAAAATTAGTAATCAATCAGGTACAGGGGTTTGGAATTTATACAAAGCTGGCACACATTTTATGCCATTGCTTCAATTAAAAAGAAATCTTGCACCATTCATTCACAAGTCAAAAGAATTGAATAAAATTGTGTCTGATTTCATTAGTGAGAATGATACCGAATATTATAATATAGAAAAATGGAGGTAAAAAAAATGGGTGACACAAGCGATTGTGATTTTATAGTAGTTGCGGCATTTTATAAGGATAGTGAAACTTTAGATCCAGAAATAGACTATTGGGTTCATTTTGATAATTTTGGTAAAGCTCATTTAAAATATGATGAGCTTCTGAAAGATCCTAAACTTTGTACTGTAAGCATTTGTGCGGTTTTAAAATCTACCGATTACAAAGAGTTTAAATCAGGAAAGCTGACTTTTAAAAGATAAGTATTAAACCACATAATTAGCGAGTCAAAGAAACCCCGAGAAATCGGGGTTTTTTTATGGGTACTCCTATATCATAGAAACCCTTTAACCCCTCTCAGTGGCTAAATTTGAGGGTCTATTTTTGCTGTTTTTCATAATTTGATACCCGATTGAACTATATCCAGCAATATCAGCCCACTGATCGAGAGAATTGGGATTTTCTATTAATCGTCCAATTTTAAGTAAGATCCCGAACATTGCAATATCAACTCCAGTGATGGACTCTCCAGATCGGGCTCCAAGATAAGTTGAAAACAGTTTTGCTGTGCGTTCCATGTTTTCATCTGGCTCACCATACTCAGAATTTCTTTTAGAACCCACCAGATCGATTACCTCCTCCAGCATTGAAATCCTGGGTTGGACTTTGACAGATTCCAATAAGGCAGATTCCAATTCGGCAGAATCCATTTCTGGAGGATCACCGGAAACTTGTTCAGAAGGGGATTTCATCTTCTTCGATTTCTTTGTCATCATCTCTTGCCAATTTTCCTTGTTTTTTATCATGTGGTTTTACCTCCTCGATTGTTGATCCATGAAATATATTTTTGACTGCTGTTACAGTTTCCATTTTCTCTTCCCAGAACTTGATAATCCGACAGAGTTCGTCATAAGTATAAGTCCTCGCCACCGATTGCGGATCTATCTGCTTGGAAAGATGCTCATGTTCGATAATGGCTATTGGTCGGCTATTACAATCGACAGGAGCCACAATAAAAATAATGTTTCCATCAGTCGGTTTGTGACCTTGTGAAATTGCGTACTTCTCTAATGCTTCCCAGCCAGCAATTAAATTATTTCCCTTCTGAACCAAATAAGTGTGATCGTCTTTATTACACGCTTCCTTCCAGTTCAGCCTAGCTTGTTCAAATTTCAGAGCTAAAGCTGGAGATGCCAATCTCTCCAATCTTCCCATTCCCCAGCTTTGTTCCATCTTTTTAACTTTATCATCTACAGATTCCATGATTGCCATCACTAAAGGAAATCTCCAATCACCAGATCCCCACATTGGAGGACTGTAATAAGTTTCATCAGCTTTCTTAGTCGTGCTGACAGCTTGATTTCTTGTGTACCTATTTTGATGGGTTAATCTTTTAGACATAACTTCGGCCTTTTTTCGCAGGACCACATCTCTGGTCTATTGAGTGGAGGAGGCATAGATCTGGGAAGATGATCTATGAACATTGTGCATTCAACCTTCTCATTTGGATAATATCGATCAGCTACCATTTGACAGCTTTCCTCATCTGAGAATTTCATAAATACCAAAAGAACATACAGTTCCATATCATACCTCTGTAGTATTAACTTCCCTATGCGGAAGTAATACATAAGGGGTATGGGGTACTACTTCCGTTCCAAAACCCGTCCACTTCCGCTTACTTCCGCAACTTTTTGCTGTTTTCATTTCGTTACTTCCGCCATTTTGGGGTGTTCACCCCCCTTACTTCCGTCATTTTCGAGCCTTCCCCCCCTCCACTTCCGCTTGCGGAAGTAACGAAAAGTGGCTTGATTAGCTCTTCAAATTGTCTCAAAACCTGGTTGTGATACTGACCTCTTTCCTTTTTAAGCTGTGGACTTTTGACATCTCTCTTGTCGTAGTATGCCCACATATGAAGTGCTTGCCTTATTCGTTCAGCTTTGTCGTACCTATTCATCTTTTCTTAAATCCTATTTTATGCGGATAGGCTTTTCTTTTACCCGAGGCTCGTTTGAGCTTTTTTAAATTTACTGTGTATCCAAATCTTTGATCCTTCTTGATCGGTTGCAGTGCCAGCTCTGGATACTTATCTTCAAATTCCGTTTTATTCATATCGGACTCCCTTCAAAATCACCTCCATCTGGATCGCTGTTTTCTGGCTGTTTGGCTGGAATTACGATTGTCCAATGGCAATGCGTACAGCAATTCCCTTTTGCCGCTGGTTCAGCTTTAAATCCTTCTCTGTGTCCATTAGGCTGGACATCGATAGGATTGCCGCAAAGTACGCAAATATGTTGCTCGATTTCTGTTTTATATTTTTTCATGCTTACCTCTCATCTGGGGTTCTAACGACCCTCACCCCTTTTGTTTTTTTGCTGGAATCATGGACAGCATTTTCGATAAAGTTTTGCTGTTGCCATGCTTCAATATATCCCTTTGCAGCTCTCCTCGGCATTCCGTACTCGGAAAGCAAGTATGCTTGAAGGGATCTGGTCGTATTTGTAGCGATTGAGAACGGCTCTTCAGTTCCCCATCTGCGATTAATTTCTGAGAATATTTCTGTAGTTTGTAACTTATCCAACTTTGCGGATTGCTCTAGGATCGTATCAACTTCTATTGTTCGGTCGATCAGCAATCCCGATTCATCTCTAATGAAAGCTCTGGGAGTATTATCAGCCTGATCGTTGACCTTGACTATGCCGCCCATAACGCAGTTTCCAACTCCAGATTCAAAATCCATTTTCTGAGCGACTACAACCTCGTCACTTTCGGGCATCTGCCATAGTCCATACACCCACCTAGCACCATCAACTAGAGCTGTAGTGCCTCTGATAGCTTCTCGGGCATGAACTGACTTCTTGATGCTGAATGTTCCTTCCTTCCTCATGTGATGAGCGACCAGAACATTTGCTCCTGTTGCTACGCATAATTCTGAGATGTTTGACCACCAGAACTGAGCGGCGGCTGGATCAGTATTAATATCTGCGGCGGCAAAGGCTTGAAGAGGATCAAAGATAATAAGAGCCACATCGCCCATTTCGATGAGCTGGGATCGTATATCCTCAAATATTGCTGTTGTGGTGTACTGACCCATAGTATTTTGAATTAATGGTTTTGCACCTCCAGCATCAGGCAAGGGTACAACAATCAAGTTTCCATTTGCCCGATCGAATAGACTTGCACCAGCGATATTTCGTAATCTTCTGTGGACTCCATCTTTAGAGTCCTCGGCGGTCAGAAAAACAACTTTTCCATTTGTGATAACATCGCCGCCCAAAGCTCTCTCTTTGTGCATTCCCTGATCGCCACCAGCTACCTTCATCGCCAGATCTAAAAGGATAAAAGATTTACCGAGTCCACCAACGGCGGCAACTAAACCAGGAATTCTGCGTGGGAGGATATTTTCGATAAGCCATTCTTGCTCGGGAGCTTCGCCGCTGTAGATTGACAGATTCCAGTCTGCTAAGATGAGTGGCGAGGAGAGTTCGGGTGAACCACTCCTCGCACCATTCCGCAACTGGTCGTGGAGCGGAGCAACCGACTCCGTTTGTTGCGAAATTTCTGAACCCTTTTCTACATCCTGTAAAATCCTGAGTTCGTTTTTCCTAGCTTTCCATAACAGATAGTTAGCTTTCTTTTCAAATACTTTCTTTCCTCGCCCATCTTCCTCAAGAGATCGACCTCTGGCTCGGCATTTATTCTCGTAAGTAGGATAGGCTTCCTCAACTAATTGTTGCACTGTGGGAATAATTCCTTTCTGAGTCCAAAAAGTTCTGATTGTTCCCATCAAGAGCTGAACCATGTAGCCTTCACGACCATCAACGAGATCACCCCATTTGTCTGTTTGGCTCGATTGTAGGCTTGCAGATCCATTCATAGATGGCGCCGTATTAACTGTTAATTTCGTGAGCCAATCAGGACTTTCTTCAATATGCGGCACTTGAGTATTTAATGTGTAATTTTGGGAGGACTCATGGTTGCTGGGAGCCACAACTACAAATCCTCCCTCACCTCTTGTATCAATGCCGCCACCGAGAGTGTTTTTGTCTGTTTTAATTTCTACATTTTCTGGAGCTTTAAAGAAGAGATGTTTTCCACCCGAGCCAGTTCGTTGTTCTAAGGTTTGTGGCAGATCATCATTTGCCATTTGGAGATCGTCAAAATTATCAGAACCATCTTTCCCTTCACCAATATCTACATCGACAGCAAAGACATTGTTGCTTACCTTTCCAGTGACTACTCCAATATTAAAATCTTTATATTGACCATCGAACCATTGCTTTAATTGTTCTTTGTTAGCCTTTTTTGTTTGAAATTCTTTCCAGCTTTTAGGAGCTGGGTGTTTACCTTTTGATTTACAATCTTTGCCCTTTGAACAAGAGCAAGATCCATCTGATTTTACATAATGTACTGGCATCACAGAGAAACCTTGTGACTCCCAATAATTTGCCCAATTTAATTTATTATTACTGCTCATTTTTCACCCGAAAAAAATGGGGGGAAAGTACAGAGAGTATCTAACTCTCCCCCAAGTTAATTCAGCTCCTAAATCTCGTCAGCAGAGATATTGCTAAAATCAATATCGTTTGTAGCTGGTGGAGGAGTAGGAGCTGTTGCCGCTTGTGGAGCAGACACAGGCGGAGCGGCAACTGGTTGTGGAGCTGGAGCTTCACCCTTTTGTGGCATCGGCATTAACTTCTGTATAGTAAAAGAAATCTTTACTGATCGCCCACCTCCAACTTTTAAAGCAGTCGTTTTTGGATCTATCATTACCAATGCTGACATTCCTGACTCAGCAAATGGAGTTTTTTGATCCCACATTTTTTCAGCTTCATTATATACATCTTTAAGAAATTGCTTTGATGCAAATTGGTTTGTAGTCATTTCTCTGTAAGGATCATCTTCACCAAAATGCTTCTTAGAATAGAATAAAGCTGAAAAGCCAACTTTATGTTCTGGTGATGGTTGTGAGTGTGGTTGACCGACAAAAGGTTGCCAATCTCTAATTCCTGGTGCTAGCTGTAACCATCCTTGAGTGATGTTTACTACATCGATTAAGATAGGTGCTGACTGAACTTGCAAAGTCATTTGACCTTCGTTTCCGTCAGAGGCAATCCATCCATTGTCCAGCGAAAAATTGACATAACCAACTCCGCTTCCTTCGTTTATTGCTTCCATAAATGGCATTTATTTTCCTTTCATTTTTAGCGACCGCAGTTTTTAAATAGGTATGGGTCGAGAACCTTCTCTAAGTCTTTCGAGTCGTAAGTTTCCTTGAGCCATTTTCTCGAGGATTTTCTAATTTGAGATGAGTTAAGCTCTGCATTCGAGCAAACAACATCGTGATCTTCGGACTTAAACCAAAGCCAAACGATTGCTTGTTTGGCATAATTTCTTTTAGTGACATTTTTATCTGTGAGCCGATTGGCATCATAAATCGCTTGCAGAAGGACATTCTGCCAAAAGGATTGATAGAGAGTGGGATGCCTATCAAATTGCTCATTCCCAAAAATCGCATTACGCATACCACTTATCTTTGATCTCTTCCGCATCGCTCCAGTAAAAAGTTGAGGGGTTGTAAGGAACACTTTTTTGGAGTTTCTCTTTGTCATCTGAGAGGCTAAGAAAATTCTCCATCTGAATTACGTTGTGTTTAAAAATTTTAAGAAATTTATCGGCTTGCTCATCCTCTAGCTCCAACCACATATAAGGATCTTTAACTCTGGTTAAGCAGTATAGAAATTTAACATCTGGATTTGAGCCAACGGCCTTCTTATAAATAGTAGCTTGGATGCCATGATCGAGAGAAAATCCACTTGGCGATTTGCTGGTTGTTTTCAGATCTACAACTAGATTATGTTCTGGATACCAGAAGTCTAGGTATCCAATACACTTAACAGTTCCACCTTCTCCCTCTCGAAATCTAGCATTGATTTCCACTCCATGCTGTTTTGATCCTCTAGCTGGAAGAGCTGGTTTCCCGAGCGGCATTAATTGTTCCAATGCTGTTCGTACCATTCGATCTACGAGCTTAGATTTTTTCTCCCATTGCTCGGCGAAATCATGGCGAAATTTAGTGAGATCCATTAATCTGTCACAAGCAATTTTCACGCATTCATCAGCATCGACTCCATTAAAGACTCCATAATCTACACCAGCTTCCACAGATGATCCTTGGTGAGCCGCCCAGCCTACAGAAAATTTTTCTTTCATCAGGTATCTCAACACCCATTGATCGGTTGCATTCCTAAATAATGCTACGTTTGAAGGCGAAATATGCTTTATTTCGTGTTGGGTAAATCCGTTGGTTTTGTTTGTTTGTGTCATGTTGTTGGTCATCTTACTCAACACTTTGGGCAAAAGTAAAGCCATATAATGCGATCAAAGAAGCCTCCGCTCTTCCATCATCTTTTTTTCTGGCGAATTTTTGTGATGATGCTGGCAGTAATTGGGTTGCTCTTTCTCGAGATCCATCCTTTCCAGAAGGAACTTTTAAGGCTTTTTTCCAAGCGAGTGGACGGACAGTAGTGACTTGCATTTGTAACCCAGCCGCAACTCCAAGAAGGATTCCAAATCCTTTGCCGAAATTAAACATAGAAGTGACCCCTTGATTGGGCATAGCATGAACATTCTCGATAAAAACTGGAGCCTCATGTTGCTTTAAAATGTCGGCAACCAAAGCAGCAGAAATTGTTTTCTTTTTCTTTACTTCCATGATGGGCATATCGAATATTTCAATCCCATGATCTTCTGGAAAAAGCAGAGCCAAAGCTCCGTTAATACCAGGATCTATACCCCAAACTGCGTTATTATTTTTCACTTAAATACTTTCCTATATGTTGTGGAGGTTTATTAACAAACAACTTTTCCATAGCTCGTTCCCTGATAACTTTTGGTATAGAGTCCGTAGACGCAATTATAAATAATCTATTTAATAATTGCATCATTGCTGGAGATAGTTTTTCGTATTGAGCTAGAGCTTCCCCTATCTCATCGATCTCCAGATGCCATTCATGTAGAATTTGGTTAAAGCGTTCACTCTGTAAAAAGCAAACGACATTATCGTTCTTATGTACCAATTTCTTCCCCATTGAAAAAATTACAATAAGGAAGAAAATTTAAAATACTAGTGAACTAATTTTTCACTGAATATTATTTTCAGTGAATTTTATTTTCACTGAATATTATTTTCAGTCCTCTGTTTCAATCGCCCTTTTTGCCAAATTGTTCATCATATCTCTAAACGCATCAATTTTATTTTGGTCATTTAAAAGAGGTTCGATAAATTTGTCATGCAGATGGTCAGTAGAGTAGTCCTCACGAACTTCATTCCATAAGAATAGTCTACGCATTACATAGCGATGGATATAGTCTATTAATTG